ACTTGAACAGCAGAAATTAACTCTGACACCAGGATCTTCACAACCTGAAGTATTCAATGTCTTGGGTCAATTGGAAACTTTAAAACGTGTTAGAAAATCAGGAGAACTGAAGTATGATGGTGCCGCTCGAAAAAGTATTTCTAAAAAACCAGCAACTACAAAAAAATCCTAGTGGTCAAAAAGAAAGCCCTTTCTATCAAAAGGTAAAAGATTCTATAAAGAACAAAGGAATGATCAATCCTTTACTCTGTATTGAAACTGAAGAATGTGAGGGCCAGAAATATATGTGTTGCATTGGGAACAATCGTTTCTTGGCAGCTCATGAATTAGGAATGAAAGAAGTCCCTATTAAAATTGTTATAAGCGAAGTACCTAAAGATCTTATGGCAGCCACAGAAGATTATATTCCGACTGAAGCCGAAGGTCTTCCTTCGCGTGCACGGGAGTATGAAAGAAGAAAAAATGAACTTTGAGTCTATATTTTTAGGACAATCAGTTTTAAAATATCAAGTCCCTCTTGAAGTGTTTGTCGGACTCAATGAACTTTACGAAACCCAAAAGAAACATTTACCCGATGCCAGTAAACAATTGGCAGGAAAAATCCCTGATGAACTTTCTCTATTTTATGCAGGACCTACTAATGAGAGAATGCATGCCCATAGCTATATCTCCGAGGATATTCTTAAATGGTTCTATTCTATTTTTGATCATTATTTAAAATGGAATAAAATTCTTGATTATAAAATGGATATTAATTCCATATGGGTTAATGAAATGAAAGTGGGCGATTATAATCCGGTTCATATTCATCGAGGAATTATCTTTACAGGTTTATCTTCGGTGATGATTCTTAAACTTCCCAAAGATATGGGACCTGAAATAGCACGTCCAGATCGACCGATGAATGGACGACTTCAAATAATGGGAAATACCGCAGGGCAATTTGCAAAACTTGATTATGCTCCGAAAGTAAAGATAGGCGATTTTTATATTTTTCCTTATGATATGCGTCATGTCGTTTATCCCTTCACCAATAAAAAAGCAAAAAGGAGAACCCTATCGTGTAATGTTGATGTAGAATATGATCCTATCGCTTCAAGGATCGCTCAATGATTAGAGAACCTAAATGGAAATCTTTGGTGGCTAATACCGTTGAACCAATATTCACACCGGAACAGTGCCAGGACATTATCAACATGGGCCATCAGCAAGAAAAAGAAGAGGGTAAAGTGGGAATGAAAGAAAAAAAAGGAGGAGGATATGATACTAAAAAAAGAATTACGATCATCAGCTGGATTCCTTTTAGTAAGATGCCAGACATGTACAGAATAATTGAACGCTCGATGAAACAAGTCAATGGAAATCATTTTGGTTATGAAGGTATGACTCTTACCGAGTTTGCTCAGTTCACCGAATATCCTAAAGGAGGATTTTATGATTGGCATATGGATGCTGAAGTGCACGGTAAATATGAACCTCCCGTGAGAAAAATTTCTATGACTATTTTACTCTCTGAGCCTTCAGAATTTGAAGGAGGAGATTTAGAGTTTATGGCAGAAGGCAATCAACCTCCTCAACTCTTGCAAGGACAGGCTATTTTCTTTTGTAGTATGATTCGTCACCGTGTAGCTAAAGTAAAGAAAGGGATTCGACGCTCGTTGGTAATGTGGTTCGGAGGACCCCCGTTCAAATGAAACATCTACGCAACATTCCTATATGTGCTAATACCTTATTTTTCTATAACCTAGATATAAAAGACGATTTAACTTTAAAATTTACAGAAGAAAAGTTTAAACCTGCATCGAATCTGTCTTTAATCTCTGAAAACTTAAATATTTTAAAAAAATATAAAGAACTTAATAAAGAAATTAATAAAGCCATCAATGCTATGCTTAAAGAAATACTCATGTTAAAAAAAATTAACTATAAAATATTTAGTTCCTGGCTAACTAAAACAAAACCACAAGGTTTTTCAGATTCACATTATCATAATAACTCGTGGTTGAGTGGGGTTTATTATCCCAAGGGTGATCCTGGTTTTAGTATTAAATTTTTTAATGATCATACGACTCAATTTTCGGCTATCCCAACAGCAACAGAGTGTAATATATTTAATGCAACTGATTGGGTTATCACTCCTGGAGATAATTTCTTAATTTTATTTTTTAGTCAGTTAAGACACAAGATTATGCCAAATCGATCACAAAAAGACAGATTTTCATTATCATTCAATTTATTACCTAAAGGAGAGGTTGGTGAAAATGATTCTAAAACAATATTTTAAAGGAAAAACCATGAGAGAAACAGGCACAGAATGAACCGTGAAATTTTATTCCCGACTCCTATTTATTTTAAAACGGTTAAGGATCCTAAGAAATTAAATAAATATTTATACCCCCTAATCAAAGCCTGGAGTAAAAAAGATAAAAGTGAAAAGAAAACCAATGCCGGAGGAGGTTGGCATAGCTCCACTGATATGAATTTTAAAAAAGAATATAAACCTTTGATGGAGGAACTCTTTGCTATGCAAGAAGAAATTTTTAAAGACTACGGTATGGAACCCAAGCCAGGATTAGGGAATATGTGGGCGAACATCAATTATCCAGGGTCCTATAACAAGCAGCATATTCATCCTAATTCTCAATGGTCAGGAGTCTATTATATAAAAGTTCCCAATAACTCAGGAAGTTTATTTGTTGAAGATCCAAGACCAGGACCTAATATTATATTGCCTCGACGTGTGAAGGGAATACCCCGAGCCCTTTGGCGTGTGGTAATCTATCCTGCGATCGAAGGACAAATGATTATGTTTCCTGCATGGGTGTCCCATGGTGTAGAAATTAATGAATCCAAAGAAAAAGGAGAAAAGGGGTGGCGTGTATCGGTTTCTTTTAATTTTATTCAAGTGACTGAAGAGGGAAAAATTGGATGAGTTTTAAAACAAAAAAGTATCAAGTAATCAAAGGAGCTCTTTCCAAGGAGCTTTCTAATTTTATCTTTAATTATATGATGCTTCAGAGAGATGCGGTGGACTTAATGATGAAGCATCATAAAATTAATCCTTATAATCCTTTAATAGGTAAACGAGGTGATGAGCAAATACCTGGAGTTTATGCTAAATATGCAGACTGGGTCATGGAAACTTTATTAATGTATATGATTCCTATTATGAAAGCAAAAACAGGAATGGATTTGGTTCCAACATACTCGTACACACGACTCTATGAAAAAGGAAATAAATTAAAACGCCATAAAGATCGCCCGAGCTGTGAAGTTTCTACGACGTTGCATCTAGGAGGAGATGAATGGCCTATCTTTTTGGATCCATCAGGAGCGGACTTTGTGATTAATGCGGACAAACAAACTATTAAACCCGGAGCCCCTAAAGGAACCCGTATCGATCTTAAAGTAGGGGACATGTTAATTTATGCGGGTCATGGTCTCGAACATTGGCGAGAACCATTTCAAGGTACCGTATGCTCTCAGGTTTTTCTTCATTATAACCATGCCAACGGCCCCTTTGCAAAAACAAACCTCTTTGATAAACGCCCCATGTTGGGTACTCCTAAGAAATGGCCTTAGTTCGTGTGACCTTAGGCGGTAAACGTCTGGGGTATGTCAGGAATAATAAAGCCGGATCTACAACCATCATTAACTATCTCGGCCAGCTTCTCTGGAACGAAAAACCAACGTACTATAGCGGTACCAATGTTCAGGATCACTGTGGACAAGATTCCTACATCGGGCGCGAGAAAGGATTTGAATCGTATCATCAGGAACTTAAAGATTGTGAAATAAGAATTGCTGTTTATCGAGATCCTGTAGACAAAATTGTAAGTGGTTTTTATTATTGTCAGAAAATGTATCCTCATCTGAAGGACTTGGATTGTTTTCTAGAGACCTATCAACACCAGTTAAAAAATAATTACATCAGAATTCATTGCCGAACGAACACGGACATGCTCGGTCCTGATCCCAGCATTTATACTCATGTGTGGAACACGAAAGAGATTGACTCTAAACTCCTACCGTTCCTGGAACAATTAGGTGGGGGAAAAATACAGAAAACAAGACACCATGGAGATCACCCTCCTGCAGTCATTACTGCATCTCAGATAACAAAAGCCAAGGAAGTCATGGCTATCGACTACCAAAACGGTTGGTGTAAAGAGTTGATCTCCAACAAGATCTAGTATATTTGTAATAGAAACGGAATTTCTATGCTACATAAAATCAGACTTAAACCGGGACTGGATAAACAATCTTCAGATACAGGAGCCGAAGGAAAATGGGTAAATGCAGATTATACCCGCTTTCGTTATGGCTTTCCTGAAAAAGTAGGCGGTTGGGAACAACTCGTTGGTGAGAACTTGATTGGTGCAGGACGTGATCAACATACTTGGGTTGATCTGGCTGGCAATAAATACGCAGCCATTGGAACCAATAAGTGTCTTTACATTTATTTTGAAGGAGCGTTTTATGATATCACTCCTCTCGATACCTCTCGTCAACAAACGGGCGCCACATTCACGACTGTGAGTGGTTCACCCACTGTTACGCTTACTACCAGTACCGCTCATGATGCTGAAGCAGGCGATATTATTTTAGGTTCTAGCGCCACCTCTGTGCCTGGAGGTTTTAGCTCTTCTGATTTTGATGATATA